AAGTTTACTTACAAGGCACAGGAATCCTATCGTTTGGATTATATTGCAAAGGTAGAATTGGGTCAGCAGAAGTTAGACCACTCTGAGTTTGATACGTTTAAGGAATTCTACACAAATGGTTGGCAGAAGTTTATAGAATATAATATAATTGACGTGGAACTTGTTGACCGTCTGGAAGACAAGATGAAACTGATCGAACTTGCTTTGACTATGGCATATGATGCTAAGGTCAATTATAGTGATGTGTTCTATCAGGTGCGGATGTGGGACACCATCATCTACAATTATTTAAAGAAGAGGAACATAGTTATTCCTCCTAAGAATAGATCATCTAAAAACGAAAAGTATGCGGGGGCGTATGTCAAGGAACCGAAACCAGGAAAGTATGATTGGGTGGTTAGTTTTGACCTCAACAGTCTGTATCCTCATCTTATTATGCAATATAACATTTCCCCAGAGACCATCAGGGAGACTAGACATCCCAGTGCGAGCGTTGAGAGGATCCTAAATGAAGAGATAACAGACTTCAATCCTGAGTATGCAACTTGTGCCAATGGAGCACAATATAGAAAGGATGTTCGTGGATTCCTACCAGAGTTGATGGATAAGATGTATGGTGATAGAGTGGTGTTTAAGAAGAAGATGCTTGAGGCAAAACAAGAGTATGAAAACAATCCGTCAGTCGCACTCACGAAAGAGATTGCTAGGTGTAACAATATCCAGATGGCAAAGAAGATTGCCCTTAATAGTGCTTATGGTGCTATCGGCAATCAGTACTTTCGGTATTACAAACTTGCTAATGCAGAAGCCATTACTTTGTCTGGCCAAGTATCCATACGTTGGATAGAGAATAAAATGAATGAAAAGGTCAATAAGATCTTAAAATCACAGGAGGTTGACTATGTTATTGCTTCAGATACTGATTCCATCTACCTTAATTTGGGTCCTTTGGTTGAGCTTGTATACGAAGGACGAGAGAAAACTAATCAGAATGTTGTTGGGTTCCTTAACAAGGTGTGTGAGAATGAATTTGAGCCTTTTATTGAAGGTGCTTACGAAGAACTGGCCAGGTATGTAAATGCATATGATCAGAAGATGTTCATGAAGAGAGAGAACATTGCTGAACGTGGTATATGGACTGCTAAGAAGAGATACATTCTTAATGTATGGGATAGTGAAGGGGTCAGATATGAAGAACCTAAATTAAAGATGATGGGTATTGAAGCAGTTAAGTCTTCTACACCTGCACCTTGTAGGCAAATGATTAAGGATGGTCTTAAGATAATGATGAGTGGCACTGAAGAAGATGTTATCAAGTTCATTGATGATGCTAGAACTAAATTTAAATCACTCCCACCAGAAGAGATTGCTTTTCCTAGAACAGTATCAAATGTTGAGAAGTATAAAGCACATTCTACAATCTATAGTAAAGGGACTCCTATTCATGCAAGAGGTGCTCTTCTTTTTAATCATTATATAGAGGAGAATAATTTGAATAATAAATATTCACTTATCCAGAATGGTGAGAAGATTAAGTTCTGTTATCTACAGAAACCTAATATTATTCATGAGAATGTTATATCATTTATTCAGGATTTCCCAAGGGAACTGGGACTTGACAAGTATATAGATTATGATCTACAATTTGAGAAGTCATTCTTAGAACCACTAAAGATCATTCTTGATGCTATTGGGTGGAATGTAGAGAAAACTGTTAATTTGGAATTATTTTTTGGTTGATTGTATGGATTTTTTAAAAGACATTGTAAAAGAGATAGGTGATGACTACACTCAACTGGCATCAGATATTGATGAATCTGAAAGATATGTGGACACAGGTTCGTACATTTTTAATGGACTTGTATCAGGTAGCATATATGGTGGGGTATCTGGGAACAAGATTACTGCTATTGCTGGTGAATCTAGCACTGGAAAAACTTTCTTCTCTCTCGCTGTTGTTAAAAATTTTCTTGACTCTAATCCTGATGGGTATTGCTTGTATTTTGATACAGAAGCCGCAGTTAATAAACCCCTATTGGAATCTCGTGGGATTGACTTAACTAGAGTTGTAGTTATAAATGTAGTAACTATTGAGGAGTTTAGATCGAAGGCACTTAGAGCAGTTGATATATATTTAAAGACCAACACAGAAGATCGCAAACCATGCATGTTCGTGTTAGACTCTTTAGGAATGCTTTCCACCGAGAAAGAGATTAGAGACGCACTTGATGATAAGCAAGTTCGTGATATGACTAAATCTCAATTGGTTAAGGGAGCATTTAGAATGCTTACTTTAAAACTCGGCCAAGCGAATGTCCCACTCATTGTCACAAACCATACGTATGATGTCATCGGAGCTTACGTCCCAACGAAAGAAATGGGGGGAGGTAGTGGACTCAAATATGCAGCGAGTACAATCATTTATCTTAGCAAGAAGAAAGAAAAGGATGGAAAGGAAGTCATTGGAAACATTATCAAAGCAAAGACTCACAAATCACGTTTAAGTAAAGAGAATAAAACTGTTGAGATACGTTTATATTATGATGAACGTGGTTTAGATAGGTACTATGGTCTTCTAGAATTAGGAGAGATTGGAGGACTGTGGAAGAATGTTGCAGGTAGATATGAAATGAATGGTAAGAAGATCTATGCCAAACAAATACTTGCTAACCCAGAAGAATACTTTACACCTGAAGTAATGCAAGCTCTTGATGAGATTGCACACCAAGAGTTTAGTTATGGATAAAGTTGAGTTTCTAATTCTTAGAAACCTCTTATATAATGAAGAATACGTTCGCAAAGTTCTTCCTTTTCTTAAAGGAGATTACTTTGAGGATCGTAATCAACGTATAGTATTTGAGGAGATATCTAAATTTGTACAGGATTATAATAAACCTGCTACAAAGGAAGTCCTCTGTATTGAAACAGAGAAGAGGCAAGATATTAATGGATCAGAATTTGAAGAAGTAAGTAAGTTGATCAGTTACTTGGAGGATGAACCTACCGAGTTTGATTGGTTAGTTAATACAACTGAGAAATGGTGTAGAGATCGTGCTATATATTTGGCATTGATGGAGTCCATACAATTAGCAGATGGAAAGGATGACACTAAAGGAAGGGATGCTATTCCTACTATTCTCAGCGATGCTTTGGCTGTCTCTTTCGATACTAATGTAGGACACGATTATTTAAATGATTATGAGGAAAGATACGAATCGTACCATAGGAAAGAAGACAAGATCCCGTTCGACCTTGAATATTTTGACAAGATTACGAAAGGAGGGATACCGAATAAAACTCTCAACATTGCTCTTGCTGGCACAGGGGTTGGAAAGTCTTTATTCATGTGTCATGTGGCTAGCAGTGCTTTACTCCAAGGAAAAAACGTACTCTACATCACTCTCGAAATGGCAGAGGAAAAGATTGCGGAGAGGATCGATGCTAATTTACTTAATGTCAATATACAGGACATAACAGATTTACCAAAAGTAATGTTTGAGAATAAGGTAACTAACCTTTCTCAGAAGACACAAGGAACTCTTATCATTAAAGAGTATCCTACTGCGTCTGCACATAGTGGTCACTTCAAAGCATTGCTACAAGAGTTAGCATTGAAAAAGTCATTCAAACCTGATATAATATTCATAGATTATTTAAATATCTGTGCCTCATCACGATACAGAGCAGGAAGTAACGTCAACTCCTACTCATACATCAAAGCAATCGCAGAAGAATTACGGGGTCTCGCAGTTGAGGCGAACGTTCCGATTGTATCTGCCACTCAAACTACTCGTAGCGGTTTTGCTAGTAGTGATGTGGACCTTACTGACACCTCTGAATCTTTTGGACTCCCTGCTACTGCTGACCTTATGTTTGCCCTTATTTCTACAGAAGAGTTGGAAGGGTTGAATCAAATAATGGTCAAGCAATTGAAGAATAGATACAATGATCCAACAGTTAACAAAAGATTTATTGTGGGTATTGATCGTGCCAAGATGAGACTATATGATTGTGAACAAAAAGCACAAGAGGATATCCTTGACAGTGGACAAGAAGAAGAGTATGTTCATGAGGAGAAAACTAAAAAATCTTTTAA